TTCATTTTGCCCTGCTCGGGCAAAGTGTGACTGAACAATCTGGATAATATTAATACTGCTTCGCAGTTAATACTTTTTCTAAGAAACAATAAGTTCGAGCGAAAGCGAAGAACAGAAGAACGTTAGTTCTTCTTACATAAGTGGCATTTGTGTTTCTTTAGTAGCTTCGACATTCTCTTTGATTACATTATAGATCATTTCACGATCTTGAAATGTATAAACATGTAAGAGATCATTTACTGTAACACCGCCACGCATATACCAACTCATTCTGAATAGTTCTTGCTTAAAATTTGTTATTTGATTATCAAGCCTGACTAATTTCTGTTTGATTTCTTCTACAGTGAGTTTAGTCAGGCTCGTGCGAAAAAATTAGAAGGGTCTAAATCGATAGAAAGATTGATTTTAGTTTGACACGAATCGCATTCTACAGGGTATGTTGGTATATCCCACTTAACTCTTAAATTAAAACTGGCTTCTTTAATTTTATCATAAATGGATTTTTCACAATTTACTAACCATTCTTTAATAAATTCTCTTTCAGTAACAACTGTAGTAGGAGTTTCAACACTTTCTACACTATTCATATAGATTTCATTTTGAAGATCGGCAATTTCTGTAAACAATCTGTTTATTACTTTTTGTCTTTCTACAGGATCGGTTATATTATCTGTTTGACCAATTTGTTGTTGTATCTTAAAATTTCTAAGACTAAAGTCGTTACTTGACTTATAAGTTAAAGGTTGTAATTTTATTACTAGATTTTCAAGTTCAACACGATTATCATATTGCAACCGCATATAATATTCGATGATTGTGTTAAGATCTATTTCATATTCGTTCTCAGAACCACAATTAGTACACGTATGGCCAACAGTCATCATATTACCGTAAGTGGCAATTTTAATGGCGGCTAAGATAGCATTAGTATCTAATGTGCAAATTTCCCATGGATCTTTAATTGCAGGACAACAACTAGCTATAATCTTAGCGGTACCTTCTCCACTTAGTAGTGCATCTGGTGTTTTTGCTATAATCTCATCCATACCTGTCATTCCAAATACCGGCATGTTAGTTGGATCACCTTGAAATGATCCTAGTTTATTATAAATTCCTTCACTAGGCAATTTAATAAAAATTTTTGGTTGTCTGAAATATTGTTGTAGTGGATTAGTAGCCATGATAACTCCGTGTAGATTAGTATTTATATGCGCACTTTTCTTACTTTTTTCTTTCTGTCAATATAATTGGTAAATATATCTATGAGAGTAACAGAAATTATTAGCCCTACAATAACGAATGAAGAATGGTGGAATCCAATGTCATGGGGTCAATCTAATAAGCCGGTTGATCCTGTAGAAAAAACCATGAAAGCATATGCCAAGGTTACTCCTGAAGAAATGGCGGATGCTTTAAAGAATATTAAAAAGAATCCGGCTGCCTACTTGAAAGTAGTAGATAAGCAAATTGCTTCAGGCGAGTTTCCTGATCTCATTGCTAAGAAACAAAATTCTTACATTTCAAGAATGGGTAAATGGTGGAGTGTATTAAAATTATTAGGATTTGCTGAAGCAAGTTATCAATTATGGGCACATCTTACTGTACTTGATCAAAATTATATGTCTGGACAACGGTCAGCAAAGGTTAACGATCCAACTGGGTTAACAACTAACATGCCTGGTAATGCCAGCATAGAATTCAACGAACAAGATTATAAAGATTGGCGAAAATATTATATTGGACTATGGGAAGCACAGGTTGCTTTGCCTTTAGTTGTAAGCATAATAAAAAAAGCTTCTAATTTACTTCTTATAACAAGAACTATTATATCGGTATTATCCTTAGCAGGTAGTGCAGTTACATTTGGTTCAACATTGATTTTTGGACTTGCTACGGAAGCTTTAACAACAGGTATCCAAGCATTTTTAATGTCACCGGCAGGACAAGAGTGGGCTGTGGAAAATTTATTTTCACCTTTATGTTTAGCAGGTGAAGTAGGAGAAAGTGCATGGTTACTATTGTATAAAGGTGTAACTGGTGTATTGAAAGCAATCGATAGCGGTAATGCTAGCGATATCACTAAAGGTGATAATTTTTATGCTGATAAAAAATCTGAAAGAGACAAAAATCCAGAATTAGCCAAACGTGATGCCGCCTTAGGAGATGTGGGCGATGTTTACACTGGGAAAAATGCAGTTATAGTAGGCGGTGTTAGAATAACTGATCAAAATGGTTATTTGTTACCAGGAATAGAAGCAGTACCTAGTGTCAAGGATGCATTAGAATACGGTAGTCAAGCAGAAAAGGATGCTTTTGCAAAAGCTAAAGCAAAAGGAACAAATTATAGCAATTATTATAATTCAAAAAATCCTGCTGTTATAAATTCAAAAACAGGAAAAGTTGCAGATAGAGATCCTGTAACTGGAAAACTTGTAGATAGACCATAAATCGTTAAAGTATCACATTTTAAGATCCTATAAATATATCATATATTTTTAGGATTTTTTTATGGCCGATTTAACAAAGCAAGATTTAGTCGACGCTTTTTCAGCCGCTTTTGAAAAGACTGGACTTGCTAAAAGCTCGGGCTCTACTATAACTGGTAGTACTGGTCCAGCCGCAGGTAACACTGGATTCAAAGCCGCAGACGATGCTGCCGGTTCTGTTGCTAAAAAGTTAGGTGGTAGTTTTTCAGAAAAACTAGATTCTGCTGGTAAAGGCATCGGTGATCTCGGAGCAGCCGCTCAAAAAAATATCGGTACATGGCAACAGTTAAGTTCTCAAGGTGCAAATTTTGGAAACGATGTGGTTGGCATGAGTACTGCGGCCGCAGGTAGTCGTGTTAATTTAACTGATTTTGCAGATACAATTTCAAAAAATAATCAATCATTTATCGGATTAGGTGGCAATGTTAGCCAAGGCGCACAGAAATTTGCGCAACTTACTGATGAAATGTATACCAATTCTACACTTGCAACTGATCAGTTAAGACAACAAGGGTATACTAATAAAGAATTAAATGATGTTTTAGCATTACAAGTAGGATTTCAAAGAGGATCTTTGAATCTTAATGATCCTAAAGCTAAACAAGAAGCAATTGATGCATCTTTAAATCTTGCAGATGAAATGAATCAGCTTGCCCAGTTAAATGGTGTAAGTAGAAAAGAAATGCAAGAGAAATTAGCAAAAGAAGCTGTTAATGCACAAGTTGAAGCTAAATTTAGATTGATTGCCGCTACTCAAGGAGAAGAAGCCGCACATAAAGCTCGAATGGCATATCAAGAGAATTTTGCACAAGCAGAAGCACGTGGTGAAGGGCAACGTTTTAGAGAAATTTTTGCAACAGGACATGAAGTAACTAAAGAAGCCGCACAGCAAGGTGCAATGTTAGGTAAACAAGGGCAAGCAACGGCCGCTCAAGCTAGAGCAGCCGCCGAAGGCGATATGGAAAAAGCCAAAGCTGCCAATCAATTAGCTAGAGAAGGTCAGTTAGAAAATTCTAAAAATGTAACATTATTAACAATGGCAACTTACGGTAAAGCCGCAGGTGCTATGGGAGAAATGTCACAAGATATGGTTAATCATACTCGAGGAGTGTATGATTCTGAAGCAAAAATAAGACAAGAAGCCGCATTTAAAAATGCATCAAACGAAGAAATTGCTGCCGAAGAATTACGTCGAGCAAAATTAGCCGCACATGGTAAAGACGAAGAAGGTAATCAGCAAGCAGGATCTGCAACTACTAAAGCCGCTATTAATATTGAACAACGAATAAATGACGCTAGTTCTGCGTTAATGAAAAATTTAGTAACACCGTTAAATGAAAAAGCCGGTCCTGCAATTAATAAGTTTGCTAATACAGCATTAGGTGCTCAACAAAAATTAGCTAACGGTACACCAGTAACAACTCCACAAGCAATGAATAAAGCAGTTGAGCAAGGAATGACAGGCGGTGAACCAAAAGCAGATAGAGCAACAGGATTAGTTAATGAAGGATTAGCTTCTATTGGTGCTAGCGGAAGATTAATCAGTAAAGCTGGGGAAACTATTGCAGATGCAATGAAGTGGGTAGAAAAAGCTTTTAGTAGTAAACCAGAACAAGCTCCTGGAAAAGCTGACGGTGGTATCGTTCCTGGAACTGACAAAGGTACAACGGTTACTGTTGGCGAAAAAGGAAAGCCTGAAGCTATTGTTCCTTTAGATCAATTAAAAAATGCAGTAGGAGCAACTGGAGGCGCAGTTGAAAGTTCTAATACAAATGTATCACCTGTTGGAGGAATGCCAAGTAACGAAGAACTGAAAGCCAAAGCTGAAGAAGCTATTAGAATAATACAAGAGCATGGACAAGGATCATTTAACACACAAATTAAAATTACAGCATCTGGGAACTTGAGATTAAGAGAACAATTTGACGAGAACAACGAAAAGATGCAAGTTCTTGGAGACACTAGCTCTAGAGAACGTATTGCAGAATTAATCAAACAAGCAGACGATTTAAAAAACGCAGATCAACAAACTGCACAAGATAGAATTGGTCAAATCAAGCAAGGAGCTGAAGTAGAACAAAAACAAAAGGAAGATTTATCTAAATTAGAAGTTGCTGCCAATGGTAGTAGAGCGTCAAAAGGTGCAAAAGCTGCCATGGATCAATTGGAAGAAATGAATAAATCTTATTTGGCCGCACATGACATATCTTCCAAAGAAAAATCTAAAGCAACAGCAGAAGCATTACAAAAAGAATCAGCTTCTGTTGATCTATTAAAACTTGCTACAAAAGGAGAACCTGTTCAGTCGGCTGAAAATATTGCAAAAGCCAAAGCAGATGCAATGGCAGAAGCATATGGTGGTAGAGCAGATGGAGGAGTTGAAGCTGTAAAATCACAAGCACAACTAATGGCAGAAGCATATGGTGGTAGAGCAGATGGAGGAGTTGAAGCTGTAAAACCAAAACAAACGATAGAAGACATGATGGGAGATGCTTTTGGAGATATGGCCAATAGTGTCGATATTAAAGGTATTAGTAAAAATATCAAAACTTCAGTTAGTACTTCTGAAACTAAAAAAGATGAAAAATCTACACCAGAAAAATCAGAAACTGAACGTAAAGCAGAAGTTGATAAACAAGTTGCCGAATTTAATAAACAACACGAACACGGAAACGAACAGCAACATAAAGCTACTCTAGACGATGTACTTGCCGCACTAATGATGTTAAATAGACTTATGAGTCAGCAAAATGATCATGCTGATAAACTTGTAAGAGTTACAAAAAATATGTCAGGTAATAAACTGGCAAGAGGATAATTGAATGAGTTGGAAAAAATATTTTACTCCGATAGCAGTTAACGGCGATGTTATGAGTCCAATTAGCGGGCAAAATAACGGCAATCGTCCAGGACCTGCTAGAACCAACTATTCAAGTTATTTGCCCGATGTTTATACTGGTAGCCCAAACCGTATTGAACGTTATCAGCAGTACGAAGTCATGGATAGCGATCCAGAAGTCAATGCCGCACTAGATATTTTAGCAGAATTTTGCACACAAAAACTCAAAGATAACAGTAGTCCATTTACTGTTAAATGGAAAAATAAAGCAACTAACAGCGAAGTTAAAATTCTAGGAGAATACTTACAACAATGGAATAAACTACAAAAATTCGATACAAGAATTTTTCGTATTGTTCGAAATGTATTCAAGTATGGAGATGCTTTCTTTATTCGTGATCCAGAAAATCAAAAGTGGTCTTGGGTTGATACTGCTAACATGATCAAAGTCATTGTCAACGAAAGCGAAGGTAAAAAACCTGAACAATATGTGTTAAAAGATCTTGCACCTAATTTTGAAAATTTAGTTGCTACTCAAATTACACCAACTATAAACCCTCAACAAACAGGTGGCGGACCTGTTCCTGCTAGTGGTTATTTAGGCGCAAGTGCTAGCCAGCGTGGAAGTACAGGCGGAGGCAGTACAAGTAGCGGTAGTCGTTTTGGACTACAACATAAAGAAAATGCAATCGATGCAAAACATGTCGTACATTTAAGTCTAAGTGAAGGCTTAGATAACAATTATCCGTTTGGAAACAGTTTATTAGAAAATATCTTTAAAGTTTACAAACAAAAAGAATTATTAGAAGATGCTATTCTAATTTATCGTATACAACGTGCTCCGGAGCGTCGTGTATTCCACATCGACGTAGGTAATATGCCTAGTCACTTGGCCATGGCATTTGTAGAACGTGTTAAAAATGAAATCCACCAACGCCGTATTCCGTCACAATCAGGAGGCGGACAGAACGTCATAGACTCTGCATACAACCCTCTAAGCATTAATGAAGATTACTTCTTCCCTAAAACAGCAGACGGCAAAGGATCAGACGTCACAATGCTAGAAGGCGGTAAGAATATTGGCGAAATTGATGACTTAAAGTACTTTACTAACAAGTTATTCCGTGGATTACGTATT